GGATAGTATAGTATTGTGGTAGTTAGCGTAGCTAGTAGGGCTTACATGGAAGCCCCTAGAATATAGGAAGTCATAAAACTCATCACCAAAGTCATAATCCAAGTAGTTCTCTAATACCCTAAGATTAGTAAAAGTATCTGGTATAATATAGTAGACGTCAGGAGTAGGATTATGCACAGAACTAATACTACTGGGGGTGTAAGGGTACTCCCTATCCGCACTAACAGCAGTACTAGTAAAAATACCAACTAGTGTGACAAGTAGTATAGATATACTTACTACGTTAGCTATAATAGTTAGGTGAAGCCTTCCAGTAGACCTAGTAAGCTTAAGTACCACAAGTACCCCAGCTACCATAAGAGCTAACCAGATAGGCGAAGCTGTCAAACCATCAGTGTTAGTAAAGTCCCTAATATACCCGTGGAAGATAGTAAGGGTAAGGATAACTGCTGTAACAAGTGCTGACTTCTTCCAGTCCTTTACTAGAAGCTGAGTTGAGCCAAGGACAGCAGCAGTTACACTAACTACTACTAGTAGTGGGGCAGTAATAGAAGCTATTGAAGGAAGTCTCTCCACGTTATTAGAGTATGTGGCTAGTACCCAAACCACGCCTAGTAGCAGTGGGTAGAATGGAAAAACCTTCTTCATTTTACCTCCTTAGTACTAGTACAGACATATGGGAGAATATACACTACTACTACCCATAGACTAGACGGAAGGTAGAGTATAGGAAACCACCAAGGAGAAGTAGTAAATGGGTATAGTACTACTCCTACTAGAAGGAAGACAACCTCCCAGTACCGGGACTGGTAGCTGTATCCGTCAAGAAGAAGTGGCTTAATAGCTTCCTGGTACACATCCCAAATAGCATAGGAACTCAGAAGCAGGAAGATAGCAAGCATAGCTAGGTTAAAGTACTTCATCTTGACTCCATCAAGTATATACTTCTCTGGCTACCCTCAATCTGCCTATAGCTAACTATACTAAAGTCCCTGCTAAAGGCCTCCTCAAACCCCTCCTTAGTATAGCCAGGAAATATATCCTCTCTAAACCTTAGCATCTTTTGTACCTGACTATCCTCCTTAGGGACCCACTCTATAATGAGGTAACTGCAGTTATCAGCTAAGAAGGAAGATACACGGTCCAGTGGGAGGTTATTACCAATAGCTAGGTGATGTATCAGAGCCAAGCACATAATCGTGTCAACGTTTAGCCTGGACAAGAAGGACTCCCTCTCAGTATTCTCCCAACCTATAGCAGGACTAGGATTAGTTATATCAACTACTAAAGGCAGGATACTATCCCCAGAAGAGTTAGACTTGTAGAGTAGTTCAATACAAGCTTGATCACTATCAACTGCTATAACCCTACAACCTAGACCAGAAGCTACTTGAGAGTACAAGCCTACATTACACCCAAAGTCAGCTACTACTTTGGAGTCAATCCTCCTAAGATACTCCTCAACTATGTAAGCCTTCTTGTGAGTAGCCTCATCACTATAGTTGCACTCCTTCTCGTAGTCCTTCCACCCATAGGGAGGCTTCCAGTTAAGGTTCTTTATAGTAGCTTCCAAGCTACTAACTAGGGAGGTAAGCGTAAACTTACTCACCCTAACTCCTAGCCTAGGCGTAATAGCCCTAGTATCAATCCCATTAAGCTTTAGGTGGAGGAGTAGGCCAAGCCTCAGCCAGGCACTACTGGGTAGTAGATGGGATGCAGACCCTAGCTTTAAACCATCAATCTCATAGAGAAGCTTCTTAATAAAGCCAACGTCTCTGTAAGCAGCAAGAGAGAGAGGAGCAAGAAAGTGTTTACAGAATTGGCTATAAGCCACCCAAGGCTTACCCTCACTATAGGGGTAAAAGGATAGGTGGTCAATGAGAACAGGACTACCCCCAACAAACTGCACATTGTAAGCAGAAGCGTCCTTAAGGGTATAGTTATACTCAAGCGCGATCTTCTGAGTCCTAAGTGTAAGTAGAGCAGCATCCTTAAGCATAGAGAAGGACCACTCATATGGATAGGATATAAAGGGAATCTGCTCTGGCTTAAGTATATTACCTACTACTTCGAAGGGGAGAAGTAGTCCCTCATCTATAAGTCTACTCGATAGCCCAGACTCAACTAGACCGTTGACTATAGGCAGGTAGGACTCAGCTACCTTACGGTAGATTATACCTCCATCCTCAAAGACATACCCACTTGGGTCCCTAAATGAGCTACTTACCCTTAGCATCTTTACCTCTAAAGAACCTTGCTTTTATACTCCTCCAGTAGATACCAGCTAGTACTGGTATAGCTACTAGTGAGCCAACTATTACTTGAACAACCAAACCCCAGGCTGACGAGTCAAGATACATCCTTAACCTCCTTCTCCAAGTTCCTAAAATCACTCTTCCAAGCCTTAGGAACCCCCCTCTTCTGCAGCTCCTTACCTATAAGATACAAAGACTGCCTAAGGTTAAGCTCACCACTCTCAGTTGCTATAGATATCAGAGCCCTTAATCTATTAGTAAGGTGCCTGGGACGTTTAAGCTTCCTATAGGTATCAATCCAGGCATCAACCTCATCACTTATATAAAGAGAGATACTATCCTCCTCAGACGAATCCATATGCCCTAAGGTAAAGTGAGAAATCTCATGAGATAGACTAGTACCTGTTGGCCTCTTAAACAGAATTATCTCCCTAATATCCTCCTCAGTATCCACATTGGCCCTAGCTACCTCCCCTTTACCAGCTAGTAGCCTCTCTCCTTCTGTAGCATACCTAATCACTGTCATGCTCTGGGTAACCCCCTAAAGCTAAAGGTCTTGCTAATTGGGGAACTACTTCCTGAGGAGGCCTGCTTGTCTAGTCCCTTCTTAGCACTTACTAGAAAGCTCCTAAGCGAAGATAAGTCTGCAAACCTAGAAATACCCAATGTCTTTGTCCAGTTCTTACCGTACTTAGACTTAAGCTCAGAGATAACAGCCTCTCGCTCAGCTATCTCAGCCTGCTTAGTTACTACCTCCTCCTCAACAATAGCTCTATCACGCTCATCTTCTAGCTCACTCAAGGTTGGTCTCTTCTTGAAAAGTGCCATCTTAGCCTCCTTAGGATATCTCCTCCACGTAACCAGCTTTAGCAAGTCTGGATAGCTTACTCTTAGCTTCACTATCTATTGCTACTAGCTCATCCTCAGTAGCTGTCTTAAATTCGTACAGATGGTCAAGAACATCGTCCCTATCTGGCCTAGGAATCCTTACAAATCTTTTACCCTCTTTAGTCAAGCGGTAGATCCTCATTCACAAGTCCTCTATAGGGATACGCATTTGTTTCCCCGTAAAAGGTATAGTCTCATTAGTGTTATACATACCAAAGAAGGCAGGGCCAAACACTTTTATCCTACTCCTCCTACCAGTCCTCAAGTCAAGGAACCTAGTAGTAGCCCAGCCTGTAGTACAATAGCCTAGGCATCTTGGGCATACCTCACCAGAGCCCTTACAATATTCGCAGTCAGGGCTAGGACCAGTACCATCCCTACCACAGTGAGGACAAGCTATACCATTTCTAACGACTCTACCCTCCCCCTTGCACTTAGTACAGGGCTCCTCCTTTAAGAATCTACACGTACCCCTAACATCAACCTGCCTCCTAAACCTCTTATCCATAACGTCAATATGGTGGAAGCAGGCATAGAGATCAACACCACGCTTCCTAGTCTGGACAGTATAGTACGTCCACAGGATATTAGCTCTACCTCCAGACCTTCTAGCATCTAAGTACTGCTGGGCCTCATCCAAGAGGGTTATACAGTTATTTAGCTGCTCATCTTGGATATGCTCCATGAAGTACTGCATATCAAACTTAGTATAGGGGAAGGCCAGATGTATATTAGAAATTATCTTCTTCCCATTCTGGTAGTGCTCACTACAAGCTAGGGCCACAGCAGAAAGAGTCTTTCCACTACCCATTACGCCTTCAAAGGTTGTAATCATACTACCTCCCTACAAGCCCTCAGTACCATCCTGCCCAACTACTCCTCCCTAGACTCTCCTAGTCTCCTAACACCGAGCAGTACCTCAACAAGCTCTAGTACTCCTTGCCTATCCCTACTCTTCTGCCTAGTTAGAAACTCTTCGTCAAACTGCTTAAGTACCTTAGAGTTGTACCGCTTCTGGAGCACTCCTAGTATTGTAAGTACATACATAAGCTGAGGCGGTATCTCACTTATCATCTTAAGCCTCTGGTAGTTCTTCGTGTCAAAGAGGACACTAATAGCCGACATCTCCTCAGAGGCGGAAGAGGAGACTATAGCATCCATGAGACTTCTTTCACCAGGCATGGTTACCTCCTAATTAAGACCTTCGCACGTAAAAGTTTATCCACTGAAGCCAGAACTTGGTTAGTAGTAGCAAACTCCTTGCTACCATAGCTATTCGTATAGGGCTTACCCAGCTTAAGTACCCTCACTATATTAAGTCCTACCCTACAGCCGCTAAGTATAGCTATATCCAAGGCAGTTAACTTATCCCTAGCCTCCTTAATAGCCTTCTTGTCTTCTACTGAGTAGTACTTCACTTATGCCTACTCCTAAGGGAGCCCAGCCTAGCTTTATAGTTGTCCCTTACTAACTGAGCCCTAGTTCTAGTTAGCTCCTTAGGAGGCTTGTCCCACATATTCCACGTCTTCTTACCATCCGTCATAGTCACCTTCGTCTTACCTAGGCCAGTAAGGTAGTAGATTAGGCAGCCAAAGGCCATAGATATAAAAAGGTAGCTAAGTAAGGAGTTAAGATTGCCTTCAAGAATAGGAGAGGTAGTTAAAGTAGTAACTGTAGCAGTTACATTACCAGATACCTCAGATATAGACGATGAGCTTACCTCACGAACTAGTTGACCAGTTACAAATAGTATACCTAGTACTAACCAGGATACTCCTGCTCCTATGCCAAACAGTACGGTACGGGATATAAGTAGGACTATAGTAAGTAGACTAGCTAGTGTTACTAGCCCTACAAAGATAAAGCTACCATCTATTATCATCTAGCTACCGCCCTAAGTGCATCAATCGCCCTCTCAATAGCCCCAAGCCTACTTATAACGTAGAACACCATAAGCAGAGCTAGAACACTAGCGCCTGCAGTAAGCATAGTTAGTATTCTCTCCCCCTTATTAGGTTTGGTATCAGCACCAACACCCTTAACTAGGTTAATTAACCATTGAGTGTCAAGTACAACTGGTAGCTCCTTGGATGATAACGCTCCAGCAGGAGGATTCTCCCAGTCCAAAGGGTCACTCCTACCTCTCATCAGCAACGAGCACCATACTGTAACCTGGAAGCTTGCTAGTACCTTAGGCCACCCTATAGGGTAGTCTACTGGCTTCATAAGGCTAGTCTTAAGTAGCCACTGGTCCTCCTTATCCCTAACAAAGTCATCGCTAGTAATCTTGAGAAGCTTAATTGTAAGGGGTCTACCCTTCTCTATAATAGCGCATAGGTGGTTCCCCTTCGTTCTACTCTTTACATAGAACTGGAGGAGAAGTGGTAGAGCCATAATAGAGATAATGAGTAAGATGACCGGAAGTACTACGTTTACACTAACCATGAAAACCTCCCACTTAGTTTAGTTATTAGAAAGCTAACGTAAGCTGGTCAAAGCTTATAGTAAGATCACTCATCTAAGATAGCACCTTTTGAAATATAGATATGAAGGTGACTACGATACCCCAAAGAAACATTGCCATTAGGGGAGCCCAGACTACCCACTTAATGTACACCCAGCCTCCATCTATAAAGGAAAAGTCCCAAATAGCCACCTTAAATAGAGAGGTAAAGAAGCCAGGAACAAAAGCTACTATATCTAGGAAGCCCCAGGACTCCTCACTACCTACCTGCTGCCATACTAGGAGGCTATTAAGAGTACTCTGCTCTCCAGCCCCAACTACGCCCTCCTCTATAACAAGCCCTAGTATAGATCCTACTACAAATAGGAAGACGTAGAAAGCTACATACTTAGGAGCCACTTACACACCTCTCACTGCTACCAAGTAAGTACCACCAAATATAGCGTACACTACTAGTACCCACCATCCTACAGCTCCAGTACTAGAAGCAATAGCCAGTCCTACTCCTACTGCAATAGCAGCTAGTAGAGAGCTACCCGTAGCAATTGCAACACCTACCCCTATACCAATAGCCCCAAAGATTACAAGTACACCGTAGAGTGTGTTCCTATCCCAATCTAGAAGTATAGAAGCTGGATCAACCAGACTACTAGGAAGCCAGTCTATGGAGACATCAGATGTCTCACCAAACATAGGAAGAGAGCCAGGCAGGGGGAGTACAGTAGGAGGATCAGAGTCTCCTACTGAGGTAGACACGTAAGACGCAGTACTAACTATACCCCCAACGCCTACACTCAACTGGTAGTTGCTCCCCCACGTTATAGTTCCATGGTTATCGTTCCCAGAGCGGTCCGGGAACGTAGTTCCGGATATGATGGTGATGGGGTTGTAGTAGGCTGCTTGGGTACCGGAGACGCTAATCTCGATGGCACCGGCATACGGCACCCCCTCCATGAAATACCAGCTATTCGCGTTGTCAGGGACGGAGAGATTCGCCGCCCAGTCTCCAAGGGTGCCGTCCACGAGCAGCTTCAACGGCCCACCCTTGACGTTCCAGTCACCGCCGGAGTTGGTAGCCGTGTAACCGCCTACCGAATCGGTCAGCGTATTTCCAGTACCCTCGTCCAGCTTCCACCATGCTATCGGGGCTACTCCGGCGTTTCCGGTCTGAAAGTCAGCCAGTACCTGAGCCGGGGTAAGCTCGACATTCCATATCATTACATCGGATAACCCGGCATCGAGGGGGGACGTTGCGCCCTCAGTAACCGCGCCCATTGTGAGCTTGGAAGTGGTATTCGACATACCGGTGTATGTACCGCCGATGGTTTCATTGGCGACATCAATCTGCACACCATCAAGGAATAACTTGAAAGAGCTGTTGGTCTCGTTGCCGCTGTAGCTGAACGCAACGCGGTGTTTCTCGCCCTCGTAAGCAGTGAGGGCATCCGACCTGCGTCCGATATCAGCACCGCCGTTCGCTAAAAATGTCTTTACCGCTAATTGGTCACTAGCTGTAAAGTAAAAGAACCACTCGCGGTTATTGCCGGTCGGGTTGAGCTTACCAACCAGCGCCCCGCCGGTGGCATCATCGAGATAGACCCATACTGCACCACTGAATGGCCGGTCTACACCAGCTCCGTTAGTGAATGAGAAGACATCATTATCCGCCACCCAGGCGTAATCGCTGTTCGCCTTGACGAAATCCAGCGCGGATGCCTGCTGCACCACCACGTCATGTTCCCCGGCTGAGGCGGCGGTGGAGACGGAGGCGGTAACAACTGATTCTAAAAACTTGAACTCGTAAAGGAATACATCAGCATTCCCGATAGCGAATTGGCGAAATCGCGCCTTCGTTACGTTAGGATATTGCGCGGCGAAGGTAACGGTATACCATGCGAGGTGACTGTGCGCGGTACCGGAATAGACATTGTGCCAGGAACCGTCGTAAACATCAACTTCTACAGTTGTGCGATTGGCGTCCTTCCAAGTCCAGAACATGATACCGTTCGCCGTCATCGAAGCCGTTTCCAGTTCCAGATACTGAGAGAATGTGCCGGTACCGCCAGCTACGGTGTACCGAGCTGTTGTCCCAGTATTGTTGTCTATCGCGTTTGCATCATCACTCCATACGGATGAAGGGTCGTTCGTGCCATTCGGCGTAATATTGGACGAAGCCCCCCATATCCCTGCCGTCACATTTCCTGACGCATATGTCACTGTAATGGCATCGTCCTTCCGGGTCAGGTTTGCTGTTCCGGTCAGGTACACGTCCGTGTAGTTTACCTGGAAGCTATTCCCTAACTCCATCGTGGCAGGGTCAGCGACGGTATAGTAGCCGCCGTTGCCAGGTATTATACCAAAAGAACTAGCAGGAGTATACCCTGTCTCAAACCTATACCCCCTCTCCTGGTTAGCTAAGAGAGAGGGCACAAGTATACCAATCTTATCATCAGCCACCATATACTTACGTTCGGAGGTACCCTCATACACCCTAATATCTAGTCCATTACTAGTAAGAAAGCCCAAGTCAACTGCTTGAGTAGTACCAAAAGGCACTAGAGCAGGCACATAAACTCTATCTACACTAGAGTTATCTGACACAGTAATCTCAGACCGATAGACACCCTGAGCTAGGATAGGGAGAGAAGGAGCAAGAGTAAGTATAAAGACCAGAAGAAGGAGTAGTCTTCTCACTTATAGCCTCCCTAGAATAAACGTTACCGAAAAGAATAGTGCAACAAGGAAAGCAGCAATAAAGGTGATAGATAAGGGTAGTATACCGATAATATTACCAGCAAAGAGGAAGGGTAGACTAACTACTATAGAGGTAGGTACTGAGCCCGTAGCTATGAATATCCTCCCTGAAAGGACAAAGAAGATAAGAGCAAGCCCAGCTCCTCCCACTAGCCTGCCCATATTAGGCTTGCCTACTACCCACTGCCCCAAGCCATCAAGAACAGCCTCTAGTCTAGCCCCCATTCTACCCTGTAGAGTAGTCTCAAATGACTTAGTATACGTAGGATCCTCGTACCCAGGGTAACTAGAATAGACCTGGAATATAGTAGGACATATACTATCCAGCCCAGGTATAGCCTCCTTGAACTTCACCATACCAGTAGAGTTAAGCTTACCCCCAGAGGTAAGAAGAGTTATACCCCAAGACTCCTCTAGATCCCTAGCTAGTACAATACTCCAATCAGCAAGGTAACCTCTAGTAATATCCAAAGAGCTACCCTTAAGCCAGCGTCCTGCTGTAAGAGTAGTTGTCCTCATATCAACTCCCTCAGACAGAGAGGGGAAGATAGAAGGGTTACCTAGTACCCTAACCTTCAACTCATCGTTAAGTACGTAGCCAAAGCTAGCAACCTGAGCGGGAGTCATATAAATAGAGGTGAAGTTATGTTGGTAGTAGTCTAGAGCCCTATCAGGACCCTTTGTAGTACCATCCCAGATACCAACTAAGAAGGTGTCTTGAGGGTCCTGTGTAGGGTCAGGAGTATACATAACCTTATACTCTATAAGGAAGAGCATATCTCCCGCCTCCCATAGCCCCTCATAAGCCTTGACGCTCTCAATCGTAATCTCAGAGGGGGGGTCAGGAGGATCACCCGCAAGCACAGGAGTAACTACAAGAAGAGGAAGTAGTACTGGTAGTAGTACTAGTAGCCTACAGAGCTTTAGTCTCAAGTTCATAAGTACCAAAGTCCCTTACCTTACCCTTCTGAGCAAGAGAAGTTAGAGCACCTCTAACCTTAGACTCAGTTAAACCAGTAGCAATAGGAAGAGAGTCCAAGGAGGTATAACCATCAGCTACAGCATCATAGACTATCCTCTCCTCCATACTCCACTTGGAGGTTGCAATTCTCTTCTCAACTGAGCTAAGCTGACTAGGTGTAAGTGACTGAGCAAACCCTGGTAGACGCATAAAGCTACTAAGCTGCCTGGAATCAATGTTCTCGTGACCAGTTATACCATAGTGTTTAGCTTCGTAGTCCATTAGATAGCCTCCCTACCTTAGCTTAGTTCTACCTCTATACCCAGGGTGGTAGAGGTGCTTATTAGTAACCAGAGAGTCAGGAGAACGTACGCCCCTAGGAGAAAGCTTACCAAGAGCAGAGAAGACCCTACCAATACTATCAGAGGTCCTTCTACGCTTCTCTGACTTTACGGTACGGATGTACTCCCGAATGAGCTCCTCGTCCATCTACCTAACACCGCCTAACTTCTTCAAGAGGCGTCTATGCCTCCTCTGTGCAACACTAGTAGGAGGTATCTTACTTAGCTTAGGCTTTATAATAGTACTCTTCTTCCTCTTCATAGCTTATGCACAGCTCTTGTCATACCCTTAGAAAGAGACTTATGACGCTTTACTAGGATAGCTTTCAGCATACCCGTCGCCTTCGACTGGTCAGCCGTAGGTAGCTCTATAATCTCAGCATTTCGTGATAGGTTAGAGTCATCTATATAGCGCTGAGCGTGTAATTCTGTCTGAAAGGCACGTCCACCAATCACTACAGGACGTAGTGTACCATCCTTAGAAGCTGTATAGTCAACTACCCAGTAGAAGCTACTCATTTAAGCCTGCCTAGACTATCCAGGTGCTGGCTATTAATAAACCAGTCAAACCTCTTACCAAACTTACCTCTAACCTTCTTTAGGTGCTTAACCTCAGCATCAAGTAGGTCTAGAACCCTAGAAGGACTAGAGTTACTACTCCCAAGGGACACTAGTGACGTCCTCAAAACCCCCTCAAGAGAGGCCTTATAGCTTACAATTCTAACCATAGTACTAGATACCTCTCAATACCCTAGCAATAGTCTCACTTGCGCCGTAAGCTCTGACCCTCTTAGAGGTCAAGGGTATCTTTCTCTTCTTAGCTCCCATTACCTCAGGCATATAAAGTATAAGGCCAGGCATAACCCACCTACCCCCTCTAAGTAACTTACCAATACCCTTACTAGGACTACCCCCACCCATCTGGGGAGGAGAGCCGAGCTCAGGCCAGACAAAGGGGATAGGACGTGGTACCTGGGGAGGTTTAGGAGGCGTAGGATCCACTATCCCTATATCTACAATAGGAGGAATAGGAACATGGACAGGAATAGGATCTGGTACAGGTATTGTTACTTTCGTAGGGGTAGGGAGATCCGCAGGAGCAGTAGGCCTAACAAGCTCAGGTACTGGCTCAGGTATAGGATCAACTACTGGCTCAATAACAGGAACAGTAGGACGACTGGGCACAGGTGCAGTAACAGGGTAGGAGTCAGGGGTAGCCCCAGGAGTAACCACAGGAGCAGTAGTAGGAGGAGCCACAGGAGTAGGAATCCTAGGAGCTACTACTATAGGCCTAACCTCAGGATGAGTGTAAGGGTCAGACACAGGATCTATCACTGGGTAAGTAGTAATATTAGGAGCAATAAAGGGTACAGCTACAGGAGAAGGCGTCCATATCCTAGTCCCAGTAACAGGGCCAGAGAGCTCAATACCAGCCTCACTAGCTCTAGTAAGTACCTGGCCAGCGGATAAGGTACCACTAGGGCCCCCACGCCATATACTCTCAAGCCTATACAACTCAAGCAGCCTATCAGCCTCAGTAAGCACAGAAGGCTGGCCTACCATAGCCTCGGTAGGGGTAGGACCCCTATAACCTGAGCTAGCTAGAAGCTCCTTCTCAAGCCTAGATATAGTACCAGGGGTTCGCCCAAGCCACCCTCTCATAAACTGGGACTCAGTCATAGGTGTAATAGGCACAATCCTACCAAGTACAGGAACCTGCCTAAGAGAAGGAGCTACCTCGTAAAAGGCTGCCTGAGCCTTAGGAGCCCAAATAGGAGAGGTAAGAAGAGCTACGTTAACAGCTGTTAAAACCACCTCAGAAGGCCTAATAGCACTACTATACCCAGCTGGGGATGGCCTACCAGCCGTATCATAAGCTCTACCAGCTTCCCTAAGTCTCTCGTTCTCAAGTCTTAACTCTGCGGCAGTAGCTATACCCCTATGAGGATGTTCCCAGCCCCTCTCAGTATAGTATCTGTCTACGTAAGACGTCTTACTAGTAAGAGTGACCTCAGGGTAAAGTGACCTAGTGATAGGAAAAAGTGTAGATAAGGCCTTAACACCACCTGACTCAAGTACCTGACCAGTACCAAACTTCTCCTTATATAAGGTAGAAGCCTCCCTTAACCTCTCATCCAGCAGCCTGAGATCCGACTCAGAGGCTATACCCCTGTGTAGAGTACCACCCAGATGCTTAGGAAGCTCCCAGCCCCTCTCCTGAAAGTACCTAGATACAAAGAGGTCAGAGGACACAGGCTTATCCATCTCAGAAGTAAGAGGGTAGTCCTTGATATACTGCTGGGCTTCTTCAACCTTCTCCTGAGAGTAGCCAGCAGCAAGTATAGTAGAGGGAGCAACCCCTCCCCTAAGGGCACCTGCTAGGTCAGCCCCAGCAGCAGTAGTAAAATCCTCAAGCTGTCTAAGGGCCCCAACCTGAGCGTAGTAATCCAAGGTAGCAGCCTTAGCTTCATCAAGCTGAGACTTGGATACCCCAAACAGGGCAGCTTGAGAAGCTGTAAGCAGGCCAGAGGCAGCACTTAGGTTAAGCTGGCCATTCTTAATAGCCCCAACTTCCTGGAGCTCTATAGTAAGCCTAGCCCTCTCAACATCATCCTTAGGCGCAGCTATAGGAACAATATCTCCAGAGGAAACCTTGTAAAGAATCTTACCCTCTGAGGGTATAGCTCCCACCACCTTAGGCCTAGGACCCTCCCCCAACTCAGCCATCTCATTCTCAAGCCAGGCTTGAGATGAGTTAAGAGTAGAATCGTCTACCTTCTGCCAAGCTCTCAGGCCAGAGGACTGAATAACTAGAACCTCTCCTGTAGTAGGAGAAGAACCAACTACCTTACCAGTATCAGGATCAGGACCACGGACGGGGGCAACCTCTACAGAAGACCTATATAGGGCTTCCAGAGGGGTAGCACTAGGAGTCTCACTAGTAGTCTTAGAAGGAGGTACTAGGAGCTCACTAGAAGCCTGAGCCTTCATCATCTCTACTGCTAGGTCCAAGCTTAAAGACCTCCTACTAAGTTATAGAAGAGTAGGGGTGGCAGTTTACTTATAGCTACCACCCCTACTTGCAAGGAACTGGGTTAACCCTGACCACCAATCCACGCTACCGCCCCAAGGAGGATAACAGCAACGAAGATGTATGGGAGGACACCAGCCAGAGACTGGATGCCCGCCGGTGCCGCAGTAGTCGTAGAGCCCACAGTGTACGTGATGTTCGCTGTGGAGGTAATGATTGTCGGGACTAGGGAGACGCCAACCACTATGGAGATCATTATGCCAATTAGTACTGCTACTAGCATAGTTAACTTCCTAGTGCTAGCTTACCCCTGACCCCCAATCCAAGCCACTGCGCCCAGGAGGATGACAGCTACAAAGACGTAGGGCAGGACTCCCACCAGGGAGACCAGACCCGCCGGAGCCGACAGTGACGAAGCCCCGATAGCTGAAGTCGTGGTCAGAATAACAGGGACCAGACTAACACCCACCACGATAGAGATCATGATGCCGATAAGCACTGCTACTAACACTAGTCAAAAACCTCCCGGATAGTATA